CCGCCGTTGCCGTACGCGCCTGTCATAAATCCGCCACCGAAGTACTGGCCATTGCTGTCTTTTCTCAGGCGAATGTTCTGATAGTCGGTCGGGTTGATGACGATCGCATCTGCAGCGAATCCGCTGTTGTTCAGCACCGTCGTCATCGCCTTGAAGATTCCGTCCGGAGTCAGCACGGAAGCCGTTCCAATCCCGGAAGTGCCTGCCAGTTCCGTGACGAGATAGTTCTCAACCGCGAGCTCATGCTGGTACATTCCGCGCCCGTTGATGGAATCTGCAAGCCACGGGGCATCCTCCACGAGCTCGTCGGTCTCCTTCATGTGGGAAGCGATCTTCTTCAGCGCCACAGTGACGGCCGTCGGATCTCCGAAGCTCATCATCGGCTTCTTGCTTCCCTCGGTTGTGTACGCCGGTCCGCCTTCTACTGTGGAGGATTCCACGAAGTAGGTCAGGGCGTTTCCGCTGATTCTCTCAGCACCGAACAGATCGGCAATGAGGAGCGGCCTGCGGTACCCTTCGACGATGCGGGTGTCGACGTCCGTCAGTGCCGGGCTGATGCTGGACGGCGTGTCCATGAGAGCCGCTGCCTTTTCGCCCGGAACGAAGATGTGGAAACTCTGATTTTTGATATCGTCCTTTGCCTGCTCCATCTTCGCCGCGACTTTCTCGCCGACCGTTTTATAAGTCTTCTTCTGTGTTTCCTTTTCCGCCGGTTCTTCCTCCGGCTTTTTCAGCCCTTCGAGGAGCGTCTCTGCTTTCTCGGCCGCTTTAATCTTCTCCTGGAGATCTTCCACCGCTTTGATCGCGTTCTGCAGGTCTTCTGCAGACTTTTCGCCGGACTCAACCGCTGCCTTCGTGGCTGCGAGCGCCTTCTTGGCCGCTTCTAATCTTTCTTTGAGATTCATTTTTTTCTCCTTTATGAAAGTATGTCTTCCGCCTTCTTGATCAGCTTCTCAAGTCTCTTCCGCTCCTCGTCATTGGCCGTTTTCAGCTCCTTTGATTTGGCGTCTGAGTCCTGATCTGCGTCGTCTGTATCATCACCCTCGTCAGCCAGGAGCGACTGCGCGAGAGAGATTATCTGTTTGATGATGTCTTCATCCGTTTTGCGGTTCCGTCTTCCGGATTTCACGGACACGACAGACGTGTCGCGATTTGCAGGGTAAAACACGAGGCTCACCTCATGGATGTCCAGCTTCCGGAGTTCGTTCGCCTGTGTACCGTCTTCCAGGTCCACCGTCGCCTGATCGAGCACGTCGTAAGCGAACGAGAATTTGGCAAGGCGCCCGTCCATGGCGAGCTCGCGGGCCCGCTGCGCTTCCGGAGTGTCGTCGAATACCGCTTCGAACTTCAGTCCGTGATCGTCCTCCTCCAGATTGGTGACGGTGCCGATGTAAGAACTCAGGTCCTCAGACTGATGGCCCCACAGGAGCGGAATTGTCTTGTTTTCCGCTTTGATCTTTGCGATTGATTCCGCGAAGGCTCCTTTTACGACGATGTCGCCCCAGCTGTCCGGCTCACGGATCCATGTCGACGCATAACCTACGATAGACCCCACGTCATTTTTGACATCGTATTCATAAGTCTTAACTTTAATGCCCATAACTTCACCTCAATCCAATATGGTGATCTCGAGGATGCATTGGCAGTTCGCCACGTCCTCGACTCCCAGATTATCGACGTCGCCCGGCCACATGGCCCCATTGCTGAACGGCTCGTCGTACGGCACCGTCTCTCCATCCATAGCTGCATGTGATGCCCGCGGATTGCCTGATGTGACGACCCACGTCTTGAAGACTTTTCCGCCGCTGTCGTTCTGTCTGCACGTTTCGAGCAGCGTCCATGCGATCAGCGCCCCTGCAAACGCAGCGCCGGCAGATCCGGAACGATTCTCTTCCGCGTTTTCGAAGACGCCTTCCGGCGTTGACATCAGTCCCCCGTCTTCCTCTTCGTCTTCGTCGTTTTCGTCTTCCATGGCTTCAAGAAGCTCCGCATAGGTCGCCTGGTTCACCATCTCAGCGCGACGACGACACATCGACTTGATGTATTCTTCCGTCCGTTCCGGATCATACTCGCCGTCCTCGCCGAACAATTCTTCGACGGCTTTCCTGGCTTCCTCAGTGCTCATCTTGAACGCTTCTTTGAACAGGTCTTCTGCAAGCTCGCGGTTCCAGCGCTCTTCATCCCACCATTTCGCGGATTTTGCCCCGAGTTTTGCCAGGACGCTCTTCGCCTGGCGCTTAAAAAATGCTTTATATACTTCCGTCAGCCGTTTTATGCTGTCTTCTGACGGTTTCCCGGAAGCCTTTTTGCTGGTTTCCTCCGTTTTTCCCTCGATTTGCTTCGGTTTTTCGTCGGTTTGGTCCTCTTTTTGAGGCATTTCCGCCGTTTTTGCACAGATAGCAGACGCCGCGTTGTATCTCTCAACCGTCGGATCCGTGTCACGCGGCGATGCGAGCCCGCCTGTCAGGACATTGAGTGGCGTGATCAGCTCGTCTCCGCCCTCGATCGCCGGCAGGTCCAGACGTGCGCGGGCTTCGTTTCTGCTGAGGAACGGAGCTCCGACAGCGCTGGACAGCGTCGCGATCTTCTCTTCGTATGTCCCTTCTGTCTTGATGGTGATGTCGTAAGCGATATAATGGCTCGATTCCTCGCCGATCCGAGGCAGGAGGACCATATTCAGGCGGTCCGTGGCCTGCATGAGTGTCGGCGCCAGGCAATCGTTATAGAGCGCTCTGGCGTTGTCTCTCGCGCTGGCGTAGGTCTGTCCCGTTCCCGGCCAGATCATTGCCGGATTGACATGGTAGACAGCCGCGCAGTCTTCGCGCGACAATTTGACGGCCTCCGCCCACTGTGCGTCCTTTGAATTGAACTGCACCGTCTTGATTTCCATGCCGTCTTCCAGGATCGGCATGCCGCCGGCATCGGACGCATCCCCGCCTGCCCACGACGCTTTCCACGTTTCTTTGAACCGTTCGAATGCGCTATTTGTCCACGGCTGTACGTCCTTCGGGCGTGTCACGTAGGCATTGAATCGTCCGCCCCGCTGCCACATCTGCCTTCGGAACTTATTGGACTCCACCTGCTCATGCAGCGTCTCCTTCAGGGCGCTGATCCGGCTGTATTGTCGCATTGGGTCCGTCGGATCGTACCCGTGGAACAATATGAATTTGTCGGCCGGAACTTCGACCGGCGTCGATGATCCGGAGCAGATAGCGATGTATTCCGGTGCGAACGGGCTCGTCCCTTTGTATGTCTGAATCCAGGATGCCGGTATCGGCCGCATTTCCCATCCGCTCTCCGTGTTCTTGCTCGGGAGAACCAGTGTCAGGAAGCGCTCATAGAGAAGAAGATCCGAATACATCCAGCGCCGGAACTCATATGCAGTCATGTCCGGATTCGGTTTTGACAGGAGCAGCGCCGCGGGGCTGTCGTGTACCCTCGGCCGGTCCGTGTCGCTTGCCCTCTCATATACCTTGATCGGGATCTGAGCAGCGTTGTCCGCCAGGAAGCTGATCACGGCTCTGAGGTTCGGCTGCGTCTGGTACAGCTTCGCGGCGTCCATATTGGCGATGTGTACGCCATAATCCCCGCCGTAAATGTATGTGTACCGCGGCCGGAATACATTTCGAATGTTTGTGAATATGTTCATCGTCTTATACCCCTCACACGATCAGGACTCCTCTTTCGTTGTAGACACTTTCGTATAGTTTTTGTTTATCCTGATCGATCTGTGTCGCGGCCCCCAGGGCCATCGTCGCAGCTACGAGCGGCGATATGTCTTCCTGGGATTTATTCCTGTCCCATGCCCATGCGCCGTCACCCATCGGGCGTGTGGCGGCTATATTTGCCGCAAGATCCAGCGCAGGCTGGGAAATGTGATATACCGGTATGGCATCAATGTCGGAATCCGGAAGGCTCGCAGCCACTGCGTCGTACATCCGGCCGCACCATCCAGCGACGTCCTTCCCGCTGCACTCGACGATCTCCACACCGTCAATGGCCGCAATGACGTCCATGATGGATGCGATCGGGGCGCCTTTGCTCTGCAGTGCGACCTTCATCGTCCCGTAATTTGGTGCTGCCTGCGAGAACCATTTCGGGAGCCATGCCGTGCCGTTTCTGTACGCCGCAAGCTCCACGTGCCACGCGCCGTCTTCACGCTTCCCGCAGACCGCAATACTCGCAAACGTACGGTCCGCAGATATATCCGCTCCGAACCACAGCTGGGATCCCGCTGCCACACGGCTGTTCTCGTCCTTGCCTGCGTCCCACGCGTTGATCGGGAACGGAGGCGTGATGACAGACGTCACCCACTGACACAGGCACTCTGTTTTGAAGACATCCGGCGGATCGTCTGCATAGGCCATCTTGATCGTCGCCAGGTCGATCGTGTATCCGAGCGACGGATTCGCCTGCGCCCATGCCTGTCTGTCTCCCGGATCCGCGTCAGGAGGAGCGGACCATTCGAATATGGCCAGTGCGCTCCCGTCGTCATCTGTGGGCGGTTCCGACTCTCCCATGGCACGGACGATTCCGTCCGGATCTCCGAGTCTTGAATGTGCGCGTAGACGGAAGTGCCGGAGGACGACAGACGTCCCGTCCCCTGCGTTGCTCATGCACCAAAGCAGTGCGTTCTTCCTAGCCATTCCCGTCTTAGAGAGCGCCGCGTATGCTTCCCAGTTCTGGTGCTCACGCAGCTCGTCCAATAAAACAAGGTCGGCGGATTTTCCTCTGCCGGCCTTTCTGTTTGACGCCCGGACCCTGTAATCGCGCCCACCTTCCAGCTGCAGGCGCTTGGATCCGTTCGTGTACCATACGTGTTTTATTTCTTCTGCGAGCTCTTCGTTCGTCTGGGCGAGCTCCACGCACATCGCCCACACGTCCTCCGCGTTGCTGACATCCTGCGCCGTTCCGAGCACCAGTCCCACATGGAGCTGATACAAAAAGAA